TGCCACCCGGTGTGAAGTATGGTGTGGTCATAGCCTCTGCCACATTCATAGTAATGTTGGTCTTTAACTGGTTAAGAACCAACAGCACAGAATTACTGTTCGCAATAGGAACAGTCAGTTTTGACAAACCCTTTGATAAAATGCGTGGCTTTACTGCCATCGAGGACTGAGGGTTGAAGTCGCCTTCAATATCAGAGTTCGATGGTGTAAATGCTAATGAGTCCCAAACAAAAAGATACTTATCGTCTGTCTCGGTTAAAAGCTGCTCGATAGTTTCTAGAACCATCTCAACAGATGCTGCCTGAGCATAGATAAGGTTGTCAATATCACAGCCAGCATTTTCTAAGAAACTTGGGTCAATAGCTGACTCGGAGTCAAAATAAACCACAGAGAAGCCTTGCTTTTGTGCGTTTGCTGCAACCTGTGCAGCCATGTAAGACTTACCGGATGACTCCATACCGGCAATCTCTGTGATGCGACCAACCGGAATACCGGCTAGTTTTCCCCGGCAGATAATAGAGTCAAGCCAGCGTGAGCCAGTTGGAATCCATTCTGTGACTTCTGTCGGGTTATCATTTTTTAAATTGTAGGCAACTTCCATGCCAGCCCTTTTATTGATAAGGGCTAACTTATCTTTCATAGATAACTTGCCTGCTTTTGAACTTTCTTTTTTTTGCCTTGGCATTATCCCTCCGTTGTAAGAAGACGGGGGGCTTGCGCCCCCCGTCCAGTGTTACACACCCATTGCAGCGAATGCGGCATCAACGGTGGAACCTGTGGAGGTATCCTCACCACCGTAGCGAACGGTCTCCTGACCACCCTCTGGCATAAGGTAGTCGTCAAGAATCTTCTGAACCTGCTCGGGAGACTTACGGTCGAAAATCTCGTAAAGGTCAATGCCGTGCTCCATCCACTCTGCTGCGGTAGAATCTTCCTCACAGAGCACAGATGGCTTTGGACGTGCTTGCAAGCTGTCAAACACAACGCGGTCTCCCTTACCAAAGTTCTTGTTGATGTAGGAAACCTTCAAGTCAAAGCCCTTCTTGGGGTCAGTCACATCGCCATAGTCCTCATCAAGAATGGTCTCAATGATGGCTTTGTAAGCTGTCTTTGGGAAGGACCAAAGAACAACACCTCGCTCTTCCTGCCCACGAATAATCGCAGGAGCATAGAAGCGCTGGGTGACAAACAACTTCTTTGCTTGGTTTTGGCTATCAGGTGTGCCCTCACGGAACAGTGAAGTAGCGAACTCACAGATGGGGCACTCGTCTCCGAAGTTGCGCTTCGGACACATTACACCACCCTTATCCACATTGTAGTGGAAGTGTAGTTCCTTCACGGGGTCACCGTCAGGGTCAGGTAGAATACGAATCATGTGCGTACCAGCCTCTGGCTTCCAGAACACATTGTTGTTCTTTCCACTAGCCTTTGCCTTTCCGTCAAGAACGTCGAGTTTTGCTTTAAGCTTGCTAAAATCAATTGCCATTTTATTTCTCCTTATTTGCTATAAACTTGCTATTATTATACTATTCATTACTTGCTTTGTCAATAGCCTCTACCAAAACTTTGTTTTGAACTGCTGTGGTAGAGTTTTTGACATAAATGATATCTTCTTCGTATGGTACGGAGAAGACTTTGAAAGAGGTGCGAACACCTTCTTTCTTGAAGCCGCTAAACGACTTCACTACTTTGTCATAAAGTTCTGTGTCTGTTTTTACCTTTTCCTCACTGATTCCGTAGAACACCTCCTGTTCGCGGGTGAATAAGAGTTTACCAAGATCGGTGACGCTTGTCAAGTCAAAATCGCAGTATGAGATAGAAGAAATAACTGCGTTCTGAGAACTGTCCTCGTCAAGACCAAAAAGGTTGTCCTGGCTTCGGAGCCAGTTAAAAGTGTGATAATGTCGTGCTGCGCTGCTTGCAACTGACTTCTTCATCTCTGTAAGCACCACACCTGGGGTTACTGCTTTAACCAAGTCTAGGTCAAAAAGATACCAACGCTTGAATACCTTGGAGCGCACCATTTCTTGGGTAACTCCGTGTACCAAGTTGTGTGCCATTATAGCACTTTGGTTAAGCAAGTCAAGTTTTGGTTGTAAATAAATAATATCTACTTCTTTTTCTCTTAGTTGCTCCAAAACTCGGAGCGATGTGAGCGACACCATCTCGCCGCCTGAAATAACGCACGTTACTTCGTCAGATACGGTGGATAAGTACCGCTTCAACCCTTTTACGGGCTCGTCGTAGCGTTCTGGGTCCGAAAATATTGGTATTTTGAACTCCACAGCGCTGTGACCTATGGTATAGGTGTTATATTCGGGGTAGGAAGCCAAAAACTCTGCGAAAAGAGCGGCTGACTCTCCGATTGATACAATACTTCTCATAGAACTTCCCTCATGTCGCCATAGTTCTTGCCAATGTTCATGTGAAGGCTGAACTTGTGGTCTCCGTAGGTCGAAAGAATAGACATAATGTCATTTATTTTTCCTTTCTCCTTTGCATCGAAGTCCAGAACTACGCTGTCGTGGATAAAAAATGAAATGTGCGACTTCATACCCCACTCTTTCATTTTATCAGACAGTTTGGCGATGTTTGTCAAAAAAATGTCGTTAAATGTGCTCTGAACGATGTAGTTTAGTGCTCGTGTCTCATCAACCCTAATCTTCCTTCCTAGAGGGTTGGTGATAAACTCGCCATCGTAGAACTTGTTGATTATCTCCTGTCTATTAAATAGTTCTTCAAGCTGCTTGTTTTTCTTACGAGGGTCGTAGAGCCATGCAAAGAACTTCTTTTTAACTTCGTCTCGCGTGTATTTGCCACCGAAGATGTTCTCATTGACCCATTTGTGTAGGTCGCCTTCGGGGATAGGTCTGCCGGTTAGATAGAACAGTGTAGCGACTTCTGCCGAGACAACATCGAACTCAAGAAAAACGTTTCTGTAAGGCTCTACAACGCCGCGCATTTTTTTAGGCATAAGAAGTATTGGAAAAGAGTTTTTCTTCGTTGCCATGCGACCTGTGCGCGTTCCAAAGGTACTATAGTTTATGTAAGGGTTCGCCTTGTATTTGGCGTATTCTGCTCTGCCTTTTTCGGTTGCTAGTTGTACTTTGATGTTGGAAGCGTTGAGCTTTACTGGACGGGTTGATACTTCCTTTGCCAACTTCTCGACTTTGATTAGATGGTCGTAGTTCGGAGGCTTGGGATAGTTTTGTAGAACATGTTGAGTTATTTTATTTTTTAGTTCTGCGTGTTGTTTAAGAAACCTGTGCGGAACAAGTTCGTAGAAGCAAAACTCATCGACTGTGAGCCCGACGTGATAGAAAGACTTGAGCAGGGCTTTGAGCCTGCCTTGGGCTGCTTCCCAACTTTCTTTTAAGTCCTCGGGGCAAACATCGATAGGGTCTTTGCCACCTGTGTAAAGTTCTGCGAACTGAACGTGGTCAGGTAGATAAGAATGATAGTTCCAAGTCGCAGAGCCTTCTTCGGGAATGTGGTCGAAATGTAGCCGACCGTCGTAGTAGGATGCAACACAGGTTTCTTTGTCGTCTAGTGTTTGAAATAACATGTGTGCAGTATAGCACTAGATTTCAGTATCGTCAAGGTTTATTCCTTGTTCTTTTAATTTTTGTTCTTCAGCCAGTTCTAAAGAATCAACGAGGATTGGGTCAGGCTGCTTTTTGTTTGTTTTTAACAACTTCGACATTACCGCTTCTTTGCTTGGAGGTAGAGCTTGGATTGCTTTTAAATAATCTTCCTCTCGCAAACAAGGAAGCCAACCGTGGTAAAGGCTTTTTCTTGCGCCCTTGCAGCGAATGTAATTTGCTAGCTGTAGGGCATCTGGTCTGCTCAAAATGTCTTTCACCTTTACAAGCGACTTTGTTTTTATTAAATCGTGAAGCGTTTTGTATTTGTCTTGCTCTGTCTTTTCTCTGTTTATACTCTTAATCTCTGCACTTGTCAAGGTAGTTCCTGTTTCATTCTGTCGAACAGAAATCAAAAAATCGAGCACAACTTGATTAGCTTCGGGGGTAACGATTGTTCTTTCTCTTGGAATGTCAAACTGCACAACGTCTCCGGTGTCTTGACAAACTGCTGCGCCCTTGCGGAGATTTGCTAGTAAGAAATCTTTGTAGCCACTCAAAAGAGTGTTTTTAATGAATTCAAATTCTGTCTCGTAAGCACGAACATAGTTTGTGCTAAAGAACTCTTTTCTCTTTGGAAAGCCCTTGAAGCCTCGTTCGGGAGCAGGTTTTGTTATTTGTGGAGCAGAAATGTTGACAACAAACTGCCACGGTGAATTTAAATCTAAAACCAGAGCGTGCCTAATAAGAGTTTGTTTTAACAAAGAATAAGCGCTGTCCTTTATGTAATCAACAAAAGCTTGTTCATCGTTTCCAAATGTGTTTGATTGTAGCGAATAAACAAGACCTGTGCTGTCGGGCTTAAAGAAAGAAGTGCGAATAAGACACTCTCTCGTTATTGCGATGTTGTATGTTTTTAAATAATCAAACAAGTGTGCAACGTATGATTGAAAGCTTGTAATCTTTTTGTCGTCTAAGTCAAACAAAAGAACCTGAAGGTGTTCTTCTAGTAGGGTTCGATAATACTGAGAAAATGATTCTGTGATGTTTCTAAAGTTAGAATTACTGACATTAATGTTTTTATAGATTGAAGATTTTGAAATCTGTCCAAAGCTTAAGTTTTGCCAATCTTGCAAAAATTGTAGTATTAATTTGTTTGATGATTCAAAGCCAAATGTTCTTGAGTCTGCACTAAAAGAAATCTTTTCTATGTTTGGATAGATGGCGTTGTTGTCTGTGTCGATTCTCCCGTATAAAGACTTTTGGCTTCTCAAATCAATCGTGTCAAAAATTTCTTCTCCAAGAGAAATAAAAGACCTATCATTATAATTTGTCCTTGAATCGGCATTGTTGGCAGACTCAGGGACTTCGGTTAAAATGTTATTTACAATTCTGTCTCTCATTACTTGCCTTGAAATTTCTTTTCTATTTTTATTGACTGTTGCTCGGCGGGGAGTGGTCCTTGATACTTGCAGTCTAGAGTGGTAAAATAACCACCCTTTGACCAAGATGTGTTTACACTGATTATAAGGTATGTGCCGCCGATGCCTAACTGTTTCAATGCACTGGCTGTGTCGCTGGAGCGGTTATTACTGGTTGATGAGTTATCATCGAGTAATTTTAATGGGTCAATAATAATAAAAGTGCCGTTTTCAAAAAATGGTGCTCCGTACAATTCAACAGTGCAGTTATAAACATCTCTGGCTATACCTGTGATTTTAAATGCGTGTGGATCGGCAAAAGCAGACTTCAAGCCCTTGATTGTTGCTTGGTTAAACTTTACATCTCTAACAACCTGCTGACCACCGCCCAGCACAACCTTCGGTAAGTTACCAGCACCCGCTGTTGGAGAATAGTTTAACATTGTGGCTCTAACAGCAGACCCTGCGGGTTCGCCAATCTCAAACAACTGATACTTGGGAAAATACAATTGTGGGAATGCCCTCACGCCCTTTGGTTTTCTAAAAGCCATTTGAATTAACTTTTGGGTCATGTAATAAAGAAAATCTTTTAGGGTAATCATGGTCTTACCCTGACCTGAAATAAATGCCACAAACCACTCTTGGAAAGTGTTTAAAGAAACGGGTATCGCGCCGATGCTAATTTGTAAGGTTTGCTTTTCAACCTTCCCAGCCTCGCCAATATAAGTTGTCTTGCCTGTTACCACGGACATTAAAAAATCGCCAATCTCTATTTTTTCAAGGTCAACGCCGTCAAAAATTTTAATTTTATCAAAAAAGTTTTTACACATGTAGGTAATGATGTTGTGGGCGTGAACGTAATAAACGTCTTTGGGTGGTCTAGTTCCTGTTTCAGCGTCACGCTGGGGCACCCCCTGTGAGCCGCTGGGAGGTGGCGCATTTGCTGAAGCGGCTTTTACAATTACGGGCTGACCAGCACAAAATTTTAGTAATCCTGGGTTATCTGCTTCTGGATTATATGTCAAATCTGGGTCTGTAAAGTTTTTATTATAATAGGTTCTTAAGTCTTGTTGTTCTTTTCTCTCGTTTTTAAAGTATTCGTCTGTCAATTTGAAATATTTATCAATCTCCGCACCTTCAACAGTAATCTTTTTAAGCTGCCCTTTTGCCGTTAAATCAGCTAAAACATCTCTAAAAACAGTCTCCGAATACTTCTTCATTGTGCTTGTTATTTCAGCATCAATAATTGCTTTATCTTCTCTTTTTATTTTTGGGTCTTGAGCTTTTTTCTGTAATTTTTCAATTTCTTTGAAAAGCTTTGTATTCTTGCCTAATAACAAGTTGGCTCGCGGGTCTTCAAAATAAGAAGCCATCCTGCCTTTAAATTCTACGCTGACTTTTATTTCTCCAGTTGTTTCAACTGTGATGCTGTTTCGTAACAAAGAACCAACAACTTTGTATTTTGAGTTTTTTGAAAAGTTTAAAAGTGCGGTTCTTTCTTTTTTCTTTAGAAAGCCACCATTAACCAACCCCTGCAAGTATTTCCCCGAAGGATTTGACCATCCAATTTCTAAAAGAATTGTGTTGTCCATGGGATAAGTAACATCTTCAGGGGCATTGAAGTTAGATGGTCTTTTAATAAAATCCACTAAAGCTACTTTATCTTTTCCTCTTTTTTTGGTGAAGGCAGAAAATGACGAACATAGAAATTCCAAAGTAAAGGTAATATCAACATCAAATTTCATCTTCTCTTTTCGACTAAGTTCAACAGAAGAGGCAACAACGTATTCTAGTTTTTTCTTTTGCTCTGCAATTTTATCAACGTCCATTAACAATTGTGTGATTGGGTAAGAAGTTGTTTTCTCTCCCTTGACTAGTTTAGAAATCTCAATGAAAGGCTGCAAAAGAGATAATTGTCTAGTGTTTAAGGATAAAAAGTTTTTAATTGTTGCGTTGGTCTCGGCTTCGTCTCTATAAACAACCTTTTTAGTTGATGTGGGCGATTGAAAACTTTCTTTCCAGTGGGACATTAACCAAGCTTGGTCAGACCACTCTCTTGTTGCGTTACCCATTTTAAATTACTCCAACTAGACTCAAAGCATCACTTAAACCTGTGGGGATTAACAGCACATCACCAACCTTTAGGTGAAATTCTGTTGGCTTTTGATTTATTGTAGCGATAATCCACCACAAAGTTGGATCGCCATAATAAAGAGAAGCTAGAGCCTGATAGGTGTCTCCTGCGCTCCAAACTCGGTATTCGTAGCCTTCCAAATCTTGTAACTGTTCATCAGTTGGGTAAGAGATTGTTTTTGTGGCATAGTACCTAATATATTTCTTTGTGTTTCTTTTATAATCTTTAAGAAACTCAATGGAATTGTTCTCGATTATCTCTCTGTCTGTAAGTCTGCTCATTGGCTGTTTCCGTTACGGGCTCGACCGACTCTTGCGCCTGCCCTGGCTGCGGGGGCTTGCCCTGCTCTGGCTTGATTTGGCGCGGCGGGGGTTTGTGCTGCGACACGCGCTGCTTTAAGCTTTTTACGTTGCTCGTCATCATTTATCATTTCGTCGGTGAGTTTAATAGAAACGGGGAACTGAGCGGCGTTGCCTAAAGAAAATTTAGTGCCACCGTTTTTCTCAAAACTACCGGGTCTTTCTTTGTGGATAACATTAAAGCCAAAACTTAAATCCCATAATTTAGGGAGCATCTGCTGTTTATCGGCGTAGAAGCCGCCTTCTCCAACATTTGGTGATAAACTTAAGCCATCAAGCCAGCCGAATAAAAAGCCATCTTTTGTTTTGCCACCGTGAATTAAATTTACTATTTTCATACCAATGATAGGTGATGTTGAAGGCACTACCCCTTTTGAATAAATTGGATACAATGATTGTACAATTTGATTTAATCGTCCTTGATAAATAGCGCTCTGATGATAGCTATCTGAAACAACTCTTAGGCTTAAGGAAACCTTTCTTGTTGTTCCAATAAAAGCACCAATTGGGTCTTGAAAGCCGTATTGCTGGTCTGTTTGCCAATCGGAAGAAAACTCGTCAGTTAAGTCCGTAATATATGCAGGAAACTTAACTACTTTTCCAAACCTTGGTAGAAAAAATTCTACTTGATGTAATTTTGTGGTAACGTTAGCCATAATCTCTATAAATAGAACGCTACTTTAATTTTAGGATGATAATTGACCGTTCATAATTTTTACGGTCTCGGTGGCAAGGGTTTTGCCATCCAAGGTGAGGTTAACAGTTACGGTCTGTGCAGAACCGCGACCCGCTGCACCGGCAGTAGTGCCACCAGTTGTTAGTTTAAACCCTGCATCAATTACACTTCTTATCTCACGGGCTTTAAGCTCGTTAACCTTGTTAATAGCTGCGGCTAGGGTGGCGACTGCGCCAGCGTAGCTGATCAGGTTAGCGGTCATGCCCAAGCCAACTTTACCCCCGGCTTCGACTACTTTGGTAATAGCCTCCGCTACATCAAGTCCCAACTGACCTATTGACCTCATAATGAGCGCGATGGGATTAAAAGCGACAGAGATTTTTAGAGCGATTTCAGCGAGGGCTCCAAGAACATTTATAGCTCTATCACCTTCTCTAACAAGCAATACAACAGACTCTACCAAGTACCCAATCGCTGCAACAAGAGCGGCAACTGGTAGAACTGTTATTGCCACGCCTGCACCAAATTCTATTAGGGCTACGCCAGCGCTTGAAAGCCCAGGAGCGGCTGCTTGACCGGCTTTACCTGCTGCGGTCATCCCTGTTGCTGCACCAGCGCCTGCGGTGACTGCTGCGGGACCAAAGGCAATAAACGCCTTTGCCGCGCCCATAATACCCTCAGCGGCGGCAAGAAATGCACCACCCATTCCGCTGGCAGCTTGAGCAGCCATTTTACTTGTTGCAGCAAGTCCTTCGCCAAGCACTTTTGAGTTTGCCATAAGAGCAGAAGAAACAGCTTCTTGAGCCTTGAGACCCTTTTTTTGCTCGACTGTTAGGTTTTTCAATTCTCCAGCTTGGTCTTTTGTCAAATCAACATCGGCTACTTTTACATCATTTGTTAAACCAATAATATCATTAAACTTTATGTTGGCTGGGAGTGTGTTCTCAACCGCCCTTCTTTGAGCGTCAGTTAAATCATTTAAGCGACCGCTGGCTTTAATTGTCTCTCTAATTTTATCGATACGAGCTTCGTCGCTCATCATGTTAAGCTCAACAGCATTAAGTTGAGTTCCAAGAATAATGTTTAATTTTGTAGTAGCTTCCGCAGCATCTTCAAACGTATCAAAACCCTTAGCAATGTCTAATAGCTTGCCAATTTCTACACCGGAAGCTTTTGAAACTTCTTTTAGTCTTTTAAATACCTCGATTGCCCTTGGACCAGCGTGACCTAAACGGTCACTAAACTGAACAAATTCTTTTGTGGCTGTTCCTATTGGCTCTCCAAGACCCTTAGAGATGGCAATTAATGAGCCAAGCTTGTTGTTGGCTTGATCGACTGTCATACCCTGTTGAACGATTGCTTCATTTAGAACCTTCGTGGCTGAAGCTGTGTCAAGCCCTGCTTTGTTAGCCCTGGCAAGAGTCTCAATCATACCAGTGTCGAGGGCTTCACGAAGACGTGTGCCACCTTGCTCTTGAATTGTTTGTAGAGCCTCGATAAAATCCTTTGGGGCATTGCCAGCGGCAATAAAATCTTTACTTATTGACCGTATTGACTTTGATGCCTGGTCAGAGGATAAGCCAAAAGCAATAAGGCTTTTTTCACCTTCTTGCACTAGATCGCTGTATTCAACGCTGCGGCTAACTAAACCGCCGACTGCGACGGCTGCGCCTTTCAAGGCTGCTGTCATGCCCTTGCCCAAGCCTTTTTGTTTTGCGAGAAGGTCTACGCCTTTGGAAAGAGTTCTCGTATAGGCGTTCGATTGGGCTGTTAAAAATCCAAACTGTTGAACGAGGTTTTCAGCTAGACCAAGGGCTTCTTGTTTAAGGTCGTTTTGAAGAGCTTGTAATTCGTTCTGTTTTTTTAATTTTTCGTTCTGTTCTTCTAATTCTTCTGTTAGCTTTTTTTGGTCCTCTAAAAGTTTTTTAAGTTGCTCCCTTTCTTTATCTGTTATTTTTTCCTTACTTAAAAGAGCCTCTATTTGAGCCTTAAGAGATTTAAGTTGAAGTTCACTTACTTGTCGTCCGACTTCGGCGCTATCATTAGCTATCCCAAGTAATTCATTTCGTCGAATTAAGTCAGCAATTTCATCTGCATAGTGTTTTTTAATCTCTTCTAGCGTCTTTGCTTGGAGTTGTGTTTCTTTGTTTGCTTGTTTAATGTACGTAGCAAGTTCTTTTGCCAGTTGTACTTGTTCTTTTGTAGCCATAACTTAAATTACTTAATTGGGTATTTAATCCCGGTTGCTCTTTCAAAGTTCTTAACAGCTTGGTTTAGTCTGGTTGAGCTAGCGTGTGTTCTTGGGTCGAGAAGTCCGTATCTTTTAGCAGCATCCATGTGTCTGCGCTCGTGACGAAGTGTGTCCATAAAGGTTCTAATTTGAGTTGGTGTGCCACGAAGCAAATAGTTTGAACCCATTTGTAGTCCTGGGAAACCCATAAGGTCTATCATGTGTCGCATCTGTGCGCCAAATGCTCCTAGCCAAGATTCATCGACTCTTTTCTCGTTTAGGTTAATAACTGTTTTTTCCATAATAAACACCTCACTAAATGTAAATAGTCTAAAAGAAAAAGTTCCTCCCGTTATCTACCGAAGGAACCTCTTCTTGAGCTTTTACTTGCTTTTTCCATCGCCTCGTTTTTTCTTTCGATTTCATTTATTAAACGATTGACGAAATACTCTCTCATTTTTACTGGGAAATTATAAGCCTCTATAAAACTTATGCCCCCGTAATAAACAAGGTAAAAAATAGTGTCATAAGCCGCTTTGCCATATTCGTCAGACAGACCAAAAAAAGTCTGCCGTCATCGGCAAACTGACCTCCTGATGTGCGGAACAACTGTTGCAGGTAAATGAAACATTTGTATTTAAATCTGGGCTTACAAACTCATAAACCTTTCTTAAGTACCGGCAATCAAGTGCAGGCAGGCTCTGTAGACAAAGCTTTATTTGAACCCTGTCTGTAATACCGTTAATAGAAACAACCATCATTTCCAACTGATGTTGTAGTTTATCTTGTGGAAGTTTGTGCTCTGCTCTTTTTTTTGCAGCTTGAACAAGATTATTTTCATCCTCTCCGGTTAAAAGCCTCAACTCAAATTGAAGTTTTGTTCTTGGAGTTGTTGTCAAGAAAGTGCTGTTGTCTGTTTCGGTAACAAGCTCTTCTGCATCCTTTTTCTCTTTGTTCTCCAAAGTTGAAAGGTCAAAAGTGTGCTCTTGTGCCGTGCCACAGCTTGAGCAGGAAACTTTTGCTGGGTACTCTGCTCCTAGTCCTGCAATTCTTGTGGCGAACAGGATGGCGTTCTTATCACCAATAAGTAAATCATCTACTCTAATTGATTTATCTACTATAACACTTTGCAGTAGTTTGTCAATGACAACTCCATTTTTAAGATAATTCTCATTCATAAGAATGTCTTCTTCTTTTGCTGTCATTACTTTTATTTCTACTTTCTCCACACCAAATAGAGAACTCCCCTCGGGATAGTATTTGCCCCCCGAAGGTAGTTCTACAAATTCTGTTGGTGATGGAAAATTAAGAATCGAACTCGCTGCTGCCGGTGGTGTAGCACCAATCGGCTGACTTACATCAGGCTGTAAGCCAAGTCTATCTTCATTTCTCATAATACCTCTTTTTTAATTAAGTGCCAACCTTGTACTCTGCCCAATCGTATGCCATATCAACTGAAACTTCGATTAGACCCTCGTCAGAGTATCCGTGCTGACCGAAGTCGATGTTTGTGATAAAGGCGTTGGTTAGTGTCCAAGAACCAATTTGGATGCCGTTTGTATCAATCTGGCTAATAATAACATTGCCTACTGCTGTCGAGGCGTTACGCTTTGAAAGAGTTGCTAGCTGGTTAGCATTAACAGGCTTGTTAATACCGATAGCAGCAAATAGCGATGTTAAATTTTGAGCAACAGATTTTGAACCAACAACGTCGTAGATGGTAAACTGCACAGGAGACCAGCTAACCTTTCCAGGGTAGTAAAACTTGTATTGGGTGTAATCTGCCTCTAGAGTTCCTACCTCTAGCACTGGTAGCTTTGCTGACTTGATTAAAAATGAGTCAGCAATCGTACCCATGGTAACGGTGTACTGATAACTCTTTTTAGGTTCTAGTTCGGCTGAATTCCAAAAATTTGCCATTGTTTATTTATCTCCTGTTGTTACTCAAAAACTGCTGCCGAGTTTGTGATAATAAAATCTAGAGCGATGAACTCAATTGATTTTGCTGGCTTCAAGAATACCTTTGCGTAAAGGACGTTTCTATCGCGAAGCTCTGGTGTTGTTGTGCTCTCATCGAGAACAAGTTTAAACTCCTCTAGACCGAAGCCTGCCTGAATATCTTCTAGGATTGGTTCTGCCTTGGAGATGAAGTTATTCCAAGTTGCTTGTACGTTCTGCTCAAAGAGAATGTTGTTGGCGACTGCTGTGATTTGACGCTTTGTGTAAATCAAGAGACGACGAACGTTAATTCTATCTAGAGCGGAAGGTGTTGTTTGTAGCGTCTTTTGACCAAGAATTACAACGCCTTCGTTGGGGAATGTACCAATTGGGTTGATGTTTGCTTCGTAGAGGTCGTCACGGTCTTTTGAGCGAAGTCTGTCGGCTACGCCTACAACTTGCAGACCACCTGCGCCCTTTGAGAGACCACCACGGTTAAAGCCTGCTGGTGCGAACCATGGCTCTGCGTTTCTATCTGTGAAAGAGAAAGCGCCGATAGCTGCAACTGATGGTGGTAGCCATACTGTTGTGTCGCTGAAGGAGTCTTTTGCTCTTACCCAGGGGTAGAAAGCGCAACCGTAGCTTGTGTTGATAGCTCTGTTGTTAAGTGTTTTTACTGTGCTCTCAACAGAGCCAACTCTGTTTTGGAAAGTATTGGTTGTCTCTGCTGGTGGCTGGTAGCCGCCTGCTAGGTCAATGACTGCTAGGCAATCGCCACGGTCTTCAGCAAGGTCTAGAAGCTTGTCTGTTAGACCGGCTGTGGTTATGCCTGGGACAGAAACAACGTTTGTTTCAACAACTTCTGTATCCTTGAAAGTATCCATTGCAACAGTTAGTGTGTGGTATGCGTAGCTTGAGCGCTCGCTCTCGCCAGAAGTGTTCTTGTTGGCAAAGGGGTCTTTCTCGGTAATATCCATTCCGTCGAAGCCACCGAACAAGGGCATTGTGAAGCCTTTTGGTGCGGCTGTGCCAGTGAGAATAGCGTATGTACCGCTTGTGGCTGTTAGTGAAGTGCCGCTTGCCCTGGAGCCGCTGCTGTAACTTAAAACGCCACCGTTAAGAACAATGTCGTCTAGGGTAAAGATGTGGGATACCTCTGTGACGTTGCCTGCTGTGAAGGAGCTAATTCCTGAAGGTTTGCTACGCAGAATGTCTCCAATTGAATCATCAAAAGTGGTTGAACCAGAAGCTCTTGTGGTTGTCAAGCCGAAGAAGGCTGCGTTAACGCTACTCACATCACCGACCGCAGTTGTTGTGCGGAGTGGGATTCTAGGCATTCTAATTGAGATTTCGTTAGCCTCACCGAGAAGCAAGTCGCCTGAGTTGGCGCTGGCGACGGAAGGTCTTTGGTTATCTGGGAGTGAACCAGTGCCTACTGCGAATTCACCATTTGATAGTGAGGAACCAGAAAGGTTAGAAATGTTCTTGTACTTTAGTGGTCCAAAGAAGCCGTATGGTAGTAGTGTTGGGTCGCTTGCACCATCATCAATGGCTTGAGCAATCTCTACACGAACGTAGCTTGATTGGTTATCGTATTGACCATACTCGTCGTATACTCTCTTCTCGTTGTTCCACACTGTGAATCTATCACCAATTTGAGCACCAATGTAGTTTGGTGAGTTGGGGTTGAGGTTTACAGCGTTGAATCTTTCAACTTCTCTAACCTTGGCATCATTATCGTCCATTCTGCGGACAACAACGTTAAAAGTGCCGTGTTGACCGGGAGTCTTTGATGGGATGATGTTCTCTACTGAAACTTTGATGTTTCCTTGGTCGTACTCACCTGTTTTCAATCCGTGTAGCTTGAAGAGTTTTTGTGCTCTTGTGTCAAGTTCTGGGTTGAAGCCTGTTGATGTGGTGTTTAAGTCTTGGGAAATAACCCAACCTGTTTGTGAATCCACGAAACCTTGTCTAAAGTCAGCGCCGTCAAGTGAGCCAGACTTTAGTGGGATTACCATGGTGTGGGCAATGTTGCTAATTCCACCAATCTCTTCTTCAATGGCTCTCTCAAAGGTTTCACCAAGGAAGTATTCCTGAAGGTCTGCGCTAGGGGTAACTTCACTATTTGTTTTTGTGGGGTTGGTGTTTAGAACGCTGCGAATGTATTTTCTTGAAGTTCTATCAAAGTTGACAGCGGTCTCAACCAGACCTGCACCAGTAATGATTCGTACAACTATGTCGCCGCTGTCAGCTTCAATAAGGGCGCAACCACCTTGAATCTGCGTGCCATTACCGGCAAGACTGCCGCTGACGCCAACGCTTGTATTAGAGTCACAGTAAACAATTGCGCCTAGAGTACCTGTGTGGTGTCCAGAAGATTGTGAGTTAAAAACGTAAATACCGTAAGCACCACCACCGTCAGCGCTGGCGCTGTATTCAGCTAGACGCCAACCAGCTTCACCAGAGTTTGGTGTGTAGTTTGGGTCTTGGCGACCGATGAGACGCACAAAGTTTACTGTGGGGTTGTTTCTCAACCAAGCTTCGGCAGCGTATAGACCGTATGTGGCTGCACCGTAAGCTGGGTTACGGAAAGCATCAACGTTCTCGTTGCCTGCGATTGGTGGTCCAAAAACCTCTACCAACTGCTCTAGTGAGTCAACCTGTACGGGACGTAGAGCAGGACCGCGAAGCGAACGTCCAACAAGAGTTGGTCCTTCTTGAGCGGGTGGTTGGGGGAGTTGCGAGTTATCAATCTCATTGATGAACACGCCAGGGGAAACAAATTTAAACTTTTTTACTGACATTACGAAATCACTCCTCGTAGAATTTCATTAATAAATAGTAGTCAATTAAATGAAAAGGAGGCTACTCTTCTACAAATGTTTTTACGCCCTTTGCCACGGTGGCTTGGTCTCCAACTATTGTGCGCTCTTTGTTGAATTTAATGTTTACTGCATTTTGAGCGGTTTTGATAACTTTATCTTCAACGTTCTCTATTCTTGGGAAAAGAGCGCCCCTTACCTTTAGTTCAATCGTTGTTTCAAACATTCTTTCTTCTGTGTCAAGCGTCTCTGAAATTTTATCAAAAGAGAACTCTGTGGGAAGTGTTAAATAATAGCTGTGTTCTTCGTGTTTTATTTTTACTTCTCGGTAAGTTGTTGCGGTTAAAAACTTGTTGAGAATTTGGTTCATGTCGAGAAGGTAGTTCGTTCTAATCAAAACATTATAATTCGCCAAAACGGCTACAATGTTTTCTGAATAAAGAGTTTCATACACCACCTTATCGTTGTCAAACCTGCTGTTGCTCACGCCAAACTTCTTTCTTGATACAGCGTTCGCAAACTTTTGCGTTTGTACTGGCAGGATTCTTCTAGCAATAGGGTAAAAATTATTTCCAGGCGTAAAAGGAAAAGTGTCTGTGTCTCTTTGAATACTCGCTCTATAAACAGTCATTAAGGGCAGCTTTAAAGTTTCGTTATCATCTCTTAACTCTTTGTTGTTTTTTATTTGATAAGCCCTTTCTGAAGATGACCAGATAAGGGGTACTTTTTCTGCCTCACCCTGTTGGGTAGTTTGAAACTCCAGCCCGTTCAAATAGTTAAAAAGCGCTGTATCCATAGTTTCAATGGATGATTCAATAAATGGCTGTTCTTTTAATTCTGCCTTATCCATTAAACATTCCTTCTCTTGCTTTTATGCACTCTGCTAAAATTTCGTACTTTTGTCCTTCTTGACCAAACAATCTTTTGCTTCCATTTGTTTGCACAATCTCGTAATAATCTCCATCGTAATAAACAAAGTCTCCAACTCTTACAAAAAGGTTTTGGTCTTCTGTTAATCTCTTACGGTGAAAATAGACATTTATCTTTTGTCTTCTATCAAAACCAGATTTGGTTTGAAAAGTGTCTGATTGTTGTGTCTCCACTCTTGCATAAACTCTTACGGGTGGTAAAAAGTTTTTTTCTTTGCTCTCTCCGTAAATTGGATGAAAATCTGAACTATCAATGTCGATTGAGTAATAGGCTACAACCTGTCCAACCACATTTTCGATAAGTTCGGTATTAACTTGGCGAACCAAGTCTCTTTCTTTCTTGCCAACAAAGAGTGGTGGAGGTGGAGCGTCTGGTCTTGTGAATTTTGCCATTTATTTACCCCACATAGATTGCATTTGGAACGTTTACAAAAAGTTTTTGCGAGTTTTCGACAATATTTGCGTCACTTTCAGCTAGGGCTGAGTAAGTTAGTTGGTCTAGAAGCTCTTTTAGTTCTGTTTTTAGGTTTTGTTGTTCTTCTCGGGACTGACTAATAAGGTCTGAGCCATTTAGAGTCACAGAATCGTTTGGAATTGGAATAGTGCCGAACTTGGAGCGCACTTGACCTAAAATTTCCTTACAAAGTGCAAGGGCATAGCGGCGAATCCATTGTTTGCCCACCGAGTTGATGTTATCGTAAGGAATATTGGCAAATGGCAGGGTGTTCATGTTGTTTACACCCTTTACTCCACGGTCTCTGGTGGCGTCTACGGTGTTTGCATCTTCATCAACGGTGAATGTAAACCAAATGTAGTCGTCGGACTGTACAGAGTCTCCTGGGGGTGGATAAACCTTTAAAAAGTTGTTGTGTAACTCGTAAGAATAGTGTGAGAAGCGAACATTTGTGTGGTCTTCATATGCCATAGCTTGCAAACGGTTGTGCCAAGTTGGAATAACCTCGTATGTTGAGTCGTCAGCATACTGACCATAGGTGGAAAGATTGCCTACTACATTTAGACCACCGTAGTAGCCAAAGAACCTCCACATAACCTTGGGGCTTTTGTAATAAACATTTCTAATAAGAACTTTTTTGTTATTAATCTTGTCGTAATAATCAGAAGAGGTTAGGGAGCTTGAAGCCTGAACAATAGATTGTAGGTCGTATTGTTGTTTATTTGGTTCTAGCTTAAAACTTGCTGAGTATTCTGTTAGGAAACCACCAACGCCTGCTTCTGTTGATACACCCTCTGCCACACGACGTGCATAAGCAAAACCAAAGTTCGGAAAGTCTCTTGATGCATCCGATGCTCCTGCTGTAATCTCACCGTCTTCATCAAATGAAGATGTTGTTGCACCAAGCATGTCAGAGAGAACATTCTTTGCTTGGTGAGAGTTTATCATATATGAGTATTCTAATACTGCTTCTTGATAAGCTGCATAAACATTGCCAGGTTTTATTTCGATATCTAAAACATCGCCGCCTAATTTTTTATAAACATAAGCTACTTGGTCTGCTGCTCCACTAATAAAAGCTGCGCTGTCGCTGTATACGGTAAATGGTAAAGCAGCTACCACATCATCTGTTGAACCTGTGGCTGTTAAAACAGATGTGCTTACGGTAGATACTGGACTAAGTTCTGGAACTGGCATAGTGTTAAACCCTCTTCTTCCTAAATAGTTTCCCCAAAGAGAAACCCCCCGCCTACCGAAGCAGACGAGGGGCAACTCTATCGGGTTTTAGCTAAACTTAGCTAGCAACGTCAAGACAGACGACCACACCGTACATGTCGGGACGGACCAGCTTCTTGCCGTAGCGTGTCATCACACCCTTGCGTGGCACGAAGTCCTCTGTACCAAAGATGGTAGGAGTGACCTGTAGTGGAACGTAAGGAGCGTAGACATAACCGCTCTCTAGGAAGCTGTTGCCACGGCGACCAACTAGAACCACCTGACGGGGGAAGTATGGATCGACGTAAACGTCAAGCTTCTTGGAGATGCTACCAACATTTACAGCACCGGCTGTGCCATTGGCGTCAACGGTAACGTTGGCGCGGAAGCCAGCAGTGAACTCTAGAACGTTAGCAACTTCTGGTGAGCAAACGATGAAGTTTGCACCGCCGCGAACGGTTTTACGGTGAATCTCTGCGGACACATCGTTGATGGTCTCTAGAAGAGTCTCGTACCATTCGCTAACTGTACCTGTGAAGTCAGGAGCACCAGATGCACCAATTTCGTTACCAGTTGTGCGGTTAACAAACTTGCCTGGGCGGCGTGACCAGTAACGAACGTTGCCTTTTGCACCTTGGATGAGGTCGTTCAAGATTTCTTGATCGATCTCTAGGGCAATCTGCTCAGAGAGAATGCTTGTAAGCTCAACCTCAGCGTCGAGGTTGTGGTAGGCGTTGAGGTCTTGACCGAGTTCGGGTGACCACTTAGCCTTGAGCTTCTTGGTGACGGCAGTAATTGCTGTGCTTTCAACCTTGATATCAATCTCTGGGATGTTGCTTTCAGCCTCTAGACCCCATGCCGTTGTACCACGAACTGCGCCGACGGCGTTGCCCGTGTCCTCAAAGGTATCGGTTCTTGCCCAGGTGAGGGCTAGTGTTAACTTACCAGTGGCTACGGATTTTGGTGTTGTAGAGCCGTTGATATCAGCAATAACGAGCAATAGGTCGTCAGAAGTACGAGTACCAATGTAGTTTTGTGCGGCAGAGCCGGAAAAACTTGTTAGGCGGCGAACAATTCTTTGTGAACCTGTGATTGCAGCGTTACCAGCACTTCCGTAAGAAATGCTTACTAGGTTGTCGTCGTTTAAGCCAGTAAGATCGCTTTTGGCAACCTTAGCAACGTAAACGCTTGTTGTACCTGAAATAAAATCAGGGTCAGAGTGGCAGAGAAGATTATCAAACTGCTCTTGAGTTAGACCACCTAGTTCGGCAGTTGAACCTGTGCCACCGAATGTACCGGAAGCAACTGCTGTTAGTGAAACAGTGGCGCTACCTGTTGGTGAAGCATAGCCGTTGTTGAGGGCGTATGGTCCACGCTCGGCGTTGTCACCGCCGAGGTCCATGCCGTTTTGAAGGCTTGAGCCAGTGACACCACCACCGTAGAGTGAGGTATCAGCGGCGTAACCTACGCGACCTGAGTTTGCGGTGAAGTCCAAGAAGAAAATGAGACCTGATGGTAGGCTCATTGGCTGGACGGAAACGAGTTCGTTGGCGATTAGCTCACCAAAGACTCTGCGGACGATTGGGAATGCTACGGCACTAAAGCCTTCGACATCACCAGCCGCCATTGTGGAAGCTTCACGGAGAAGTTCCTTGG